AGTGGAGGTGTGTTTTCATGTAAAATTCGGTATTCAATGTGTTACCAATTTCCAGAAATGGATTTAGTTGCAGCATGGATTCCTAATTGTCCAGACATCGCTAGCGTTTTGCGCTGGTTTCCTAAGGAAAAGCCTGAAGGGAGCACAATAGGCCAAATAGTTGGTTTCACTGAAGAATTGGAATACACTTCGGATGCGATTTCAGCTCAATTTGGTAAAGTGTCGCATACGCACATGACAATGTATGGCGCAAGTTATGAAACAGAGCTCGCTAGGAAAGGAGCCTGTATGAGCGCTGTGTTAAGTGACGTTGCTGAGCCAGCCATTATTGGTTTGCACATAGGAGGCAATCCCCGAACAAACGCGGGAATTTGCGTCACGTGTACTGTGCCACAAATCGAAGATGCAATGCAGTATTTTGAGTCTGCGGGGTATTTTATTTCGGCTAATTCAACTGAAATTCCGGAAACACAGTGTGGTAAGACACTATTGGTATCTAAGGAAATACACCCAAAAGCAATTCATTTGCAGCAGATGGGTGTTGACTATGAAGTTCACAAGATAGGATCCGTGAAATTGCGGAGTAAGCATGATAGTGCTGTTGAACCATCTTTTTTGTCAAACCGTATTGAGAAACATTGTGGTGTTCCCAATAAATGGGGTCCGCCTGCGATGAAATGTAATTGGATTCACTTCAATGCCAATGTGGACATATTCGGTAAGCCTGGGAAAATGTTTGACCCATTGTTATTAGAACGCGCTAGACGCGATTGGTTGCAACCTGTTTTAGGTGCTATTCCCACATTCAGAGACTATGAAAGATCTGAGGAGATAGATACAATGCGCCCGTTGACTATGCGAGAAACTATCATGGGCATTAGTGGAGTTCGTTTTATTGACTCCATGCCCATGAATACAGGTACTGGATTTCCGAACTTTGGTCCAAAAAATAAGGTTGATGCAGAAGGAACTCCGCTGTACTTCGTGGAACACTTTGATGATCGTGGGCGTATATTAAATAGGACGCCAACGCCTTTAATCATGGAGGAATATGAACGTTTGCGCACTTGTTACCTTAATGGAAACAGAGCGTATCCGGTAACAACTGCCACCCTGAAAGATGAGGCCACAAAGATAACCAAAACGAAAGTGCGCGTGTTTCAAGCAGCGCCTGTTGCATTAGGATTGTTGATTCGCATGTATTTTTTACCCATTGCGCGTTTTCTATGTATGCACCCCCTCATCGCTGAGTTGGCTGTAGGAGTAAATGCATTTGGCC